TACAACCACTCGTCGAGGGTTGCAGCTTCCCAGATTGGGTAGAAGTGAAGACCGATTGCGTTAGACGACGGGACGATGGCTCCTGAGATGATGTTGTTTCCATAGAGTAATGATCCTGCGACGGGTTCTCGAATACCATCTATGTCAACTGGCGGGGCTGCAATGAATGCTATGATAAAGCACGTCGCTGCGGTTAATAGTGCAGGGATCATTAGGACACCGAACCAACCAACGTATAGTCGGTTGTCGGTACTAGTAACCCAGTCACAAAAACTCTGCCAGTTATCTTGTGGTTTCGTTATTTGTACTGTAGTTGCCATTTAAAAAATGCCGGGAATTATTTGTCCAGTTATTATGTATGAACCAAGGGCAGCAACAAAACCTAGCATAGCTAGTTGACCGTTAACACGCTCAGCATTATCAAAGTAATCTTGATTGATCACTTGTGTTTGCGGTTCGGTTGCGAATCTGTTTTGGCGTCCGCCCTGTTCAGTTGTAGTTGTCATTAATAAAAAGAGTAAGAGTTCGGTAGGGCCGGGTACGATGAACTGTTCGGGCCAGCCGCTACACATTAAGGTTTGAACTCAGGTCCAACACCTCGTTGAACGCACTGTTGTTTACCTTCATCCCATCTAAACCCCGGAGGGCAATGACCTTTCTCATGTCGATAAGTTTTTTTTCTAGCCTTCTCATCATTATAATCAGGACCAGTTCTTGTGTTAGGCATTAGACTGACTCCGCTCCAGCTACAGTACCGTCAGTAGTATTACCTACTACCTTACTACACTGAGCTACTTGTGCTGCTGTTGTACCGTTGTCATTATAAGGTATGAACCAACGGTCACCAGTTGCATTGACTTTATATTTTACCACCATGGCATTTGCACGTGCCGATGGATCATAAGCTTTTGACATAATTAAAATTGTAAATCAGATCTTTCTAGTTTATCGTATAAGTCCTGACGATAGGCAGGGTCTCTATCATATCGAGGGTCAGACATAGCTTGTACAACTTCAGCTTGACTACGGAATGAATCTACTGATCTAGCTGCTTTACCTGAGAGCATTCTACCCTCATAACCATTTGCATTTTCATATTCAGATTTTAATCCTGCTACAGCAATTTGTATAGCAGTAGCATCACCATTATTAATAATACTGTTGAAAGCGTCTAATTTTTTATCAGCTATATTTTCAGATGCCCAATTAACCATAGTTTGATATGCTTTCTCTCCACCTGCTGAATTATATACTTGATTCATTTCAGCATCAGTAAGATCTGGAGATTCTCCTTGAGGGGCTGGAGCATTTTTTTGTATTTCCATGTAAGCGTTTACAAGATCAGTGCTACTCATCTCTGTAAACTTTTGCATAGTTTCTTCAGATAACTTACCATCATTACTAAAGTATTCATTAGAAGCATCAGTTATTAATGATACACCGGGACTTGATTCAACTTCATCTTCATCATTAGTTGTTATCTCGGTGTCATCATCATCATTACCTGAACTCAACTTCTTTTGTAATTCAAGATAAGCTTTCTCAAGTTCTTCAGCGTTCTCAAATTTACCTGCATATTGTTTAGCCTCTTCCTCACCTAACTTTTCTGCTATCTCTAAAGAGTTCTGTTCATCAGAACTTAATTCAGGTGCATCTGCTGGTTCAGGATTATACGTCAGTGTTTCGGTCATATTTAATTCCGTTAGCGGTGGTTACTTTTAAATTACCTAGACCAACTGTTGTTACAAATTCAGGGTCAGCTCCTATTAAAGGTTTAGCTGCTATCTGTGTTGGTGTAGCTATTTCATTCTCATCTACCAATGGTTCAGGTTTCGAGACCTTCGGTAATTTGGGTTGGGGCTTCTTGGCCCGTGCCTTCTGGGGGCGGCTTGGCTTCGTTTGCATTTCCTGTTAGTTGATCGTATCCGTCATTTAAACTTCTACCTAATGATGGGTTCTTACTTGGGTCTGCCATTGGAGATCCAGCTAATTGTCCAGCTTGTTGTAGTAACATCTGTTGTTGCATCTGTTGCATCTGCTGTTGCTTCTCAGCTTCCATGGTCTCTGGAGACTTGACAAGATTAAGAACTTCAATACCTGATGCTGCAGCTAATCTCTTAATGTATTCTCCGGGATCAAGGAATTTACCAATAACTTCTGGTCCCATTGTTTGTGCGATAGTGCTTATAAATTGAACAAGACTTTGTTGATCTTGCCCTCTTCCTAAAGCATTGACACCTGCTACAATTTCTGGTCTTACCAAATCCTTTGGTATCTTAGGTAGTTGTTGAGTACGTTGTAGTATATGTAAAGTTCTATTTAAATATGGTACTAAGAACTCGACTGTCAGCAAGCTAAATAGCCCACCTAACTGTTGTTCTAATTCCATCTGAGTGAGGCGTACCTCTTCTGCAGTTGTCCTTTCACTTTGACGCACCTGTAGTACAAGGAATGCTTCATTAATCCTACGTTCTAATTGTTGCATCTGTTCAGCTGCTGTTCTAAAGTCAGCTGTTTTACCAACCTGAATAACACCTACATCATCAGGTCTACCCTGAACGATTGCACCATTACCAGCGTCAGCTATAGTTTTAGGCTTTGTAGTTGATGATGGAGAGACTAGGAATACTACCTTAGAAGCTGCTGCAGAGCCTTCAACAATCGCTTGAGATAATCCTTCAAGTGATCTTATATCACCTAAGAATTCTTCGACTCTACCTCGTCCATAATCTTCACCATCTACAGTATTAAATCTTAACACTAACCAAGGACTAGCATTCTTGGGAGCGGTACTACGACTACCGGGAATCACTTTATCAAATGCTTCCTGATGCCATGTCCAACGTCCACTTGACTCATCCTTTCGGACGTAGGTATACACCTCAACGTCTTGGTCATCTGATCCTGTCTTATACCCATCATCACCGGGAGAATTAGGTGAGCTAGGTAGTAGGAGTTCTGGCAGATCTTGACTCAGAATCCTTCGACTTATTAGTTCCTTTGTTACGACCTCACAAATGTTTCCGTTACCATCACGATTAACAACGTAACGATTTAATGGATAATTTTTCAGTCCGTCTTTGCCCATAAATATTAATGCATTACCAGAAACAATCAAATGTTTGAGTGCTTGGTGGACAACTACTCTATCACTAGAGGCATTAATATAATCCATAACCATCCTTTCCATCTTAGCAAAGGATAAATCTAATTCACTTTTAACTGCTGGATCTATCTCCGTCCCAATCTTATCATCTCTAATTTGTAATTTAAAGAAACTTGTTTGTGGAGGCAGTAAAGCAAGCATTAATTTTGCTGCAAGGTTAACAGTTGATTTAGCACCAACTGATTGCCAAGGTGTATGTAACTTCTGATGCTCTGGTCGTGAACTTAGATCTTCTTGTATTAGATAAGGCAGCGTTAATCTAGAACATTCAACTGCGGTATGAAGGAACTGTGTTCTACCTCTTGTTAGTTGACTGTATCTATCACGTGCTTTCATTAGTATAGTCCGGGATTTTTATTACTTTGTGCTGTTGGTTTCGTACCAACTTTAAGGTTATCTTTTTTCTGAGAAAAATCACCAGTCGATGATATTTCCATATTGTTTACCATATCTGGTGGTGATGGTGGACCGGGTGGTGGATTATATTTAACGGGTTGTTTGTACTGATAATCAGGACCTCCTCCTCCTAAACACATAATATACCTCCTTAAGTTGGTGGTGTTATGCCGCCTTGAGGTGATTGAGGCATAGTGCTAGGGTCGATAGCTGAAAATGTTTTCACGCCTTCCTTAACTTTTTGTATTTCCAGAGCTTTCTTTTTCTTCGTTGAAAGTTTCTCTTCACCCTCTTCTTCATTTATTTTTTCAGGAGTTACCATCTCAGGAGGTGGTGCTGCTGATTTAACAGTAGGGGCTGGGGCCATTCTAGGTGGCGGTGCTGGTGGTCTACTGCCACCGAATAGATTTCCTACACACATTAGTTTTCTTCCTTTAATAGGTTTCGTATATATTCTACCACACTGGCTTGGCCTGAGCGGTACATGATTGATTCAATAGTTTCTTTAGGGTGGACAGGGTTCCATTTGAAATTGTCCTCCACTTTCTTAAACAGTTCATCAACTCTTTCGTTGTGAAGCTTAAGCGTATTTAGGGAGATTGACATTGCTGTGTTCAAAGAAAGCTGGCATCCTAGCTCGCTGTGTCTCAGAAAAGCTAGGGGCTTTACCTTCATACATTAAGCGATCACTAGCATCCAGCCAGAATTTTTTGTCCAAATATTTATCGTAGGTATTTATACCTAGAGGTTCCATAACCCAGTTAATGGTGGCCTTCCTAAGTTTATCCAAAGAAGGAGAAGCAGATAAACCCAACTCAGCACATACAAGAGAATTCGTTCCGACATGGATCTGCTCGTCTCTGGAGATATCGGCAGATACAGTGCGAAGAGCAGCATCCCCATTAAACCTAAAGAAAGGGAGTAGAACGAAGAAGATGGCCCGTTCTGCGACCAAAGCTTTGGTAATTGTATGGTCAGGATGTTCAATCCATGCATCTCTTAATAACTTCCCCTCCTTCTCGTCTTTGTCATTAACTTTATGGGCATCGGCTATATATCCCAATGCGAGATCGTGCCTTTCCTCATCTTTAACATTCGATTCAAGGAGTTTTCTGGCATTATCGGGAACACTCTTCTCCAAGCCTTCACTAATGAACGCTCCAACAGGGAGCTCCATATGGCGTATTGAGAGAGCACGTTTGACGGTTTCTTCAGCACCTTCTTTTACCTCGCCTTTGGTGGGTTTTACAGGTGACCACTTTCTCTTGCGGTCTAATAATTTATCGTATGGATGTTTTCTCATCATTCTTGA